TGGTGGTCTCGACCGAATCCTCGGACTACGCGATGGCGGACGACTGGGAGGCCGAGGCGGTCATCACGCCGGCGGGCAAGGTGGTCGACCGCGAGGGAGCGCCGAACGGGAGCATCCCTTTCCGCGTCGTAGGAATCGACGTCCAGCGTGGACACTTCTATGCGGTCTGCCGAAGGTTCGCGAAGTCAGGCCATAGCCGCCTGATGGCGTTTGAGAAGCTGGAGACGTGGCAGGACCTGGACGACTTCGTCAAGAAGACGGGGACGCATAAGGCCATGGTGATGGTGGACTCGGGAGACCAGTCCCAACTCGTCTATCAGCAGACGGCCGTGCGCGGCTGGAAGTGCTCCAAGGGTTCAGGCGCTGAGACGTTCGCCGTGGGCGACCGGGACGGGAACACCGTCCGCCGATTTTATTCGGAGAAGCAGGCCATCCTTGTGCCAGGGACGACGGCGCGCGCGTGGCTCATTTCGTTCTCGAACGTCCAGGCCAAGGATTTGCTCCACGGCCTGAGGTCGAGAAAGGTCTTCGGATTCGCCCGTGACGCATCCCCTGAATACGTCGAGCAGCTGAACGCCGAGGTCCGCGTCCGCGATCGTCGCACGGGCAAGGCGACTTGGATTCTCCCCCAGGGGAAGCGGGACAACCACGCCCTAGACTGCGAAATCCTTTGCCTGCTGGTCGCCGTCCGTTGGGGCGTCGTCGGCCGAGAAGCAACCGCGGACGACTTGCAACCTGGGGAAGGTCGGTCAACATGACGACAAGAGGAACGGTTCCGAAGCGTCGTAGGATGTGCGCCTGCGGAGGCATAGGGTCGGGGCCGTTCCTCCCCTCCGTTGCCTAACCCCGCAGATTTATGCAAGGACTGTTCATCGGACTTTCGGAAGACGAGCTGCTGGCAATCAAGGCCAAGGCAGTCTCGATGATCATGGAGGGCAAGGTCCTCATGTCCTACGCCGACTCCGGGTCGTCTTCTACGAAGCAGTTCGCCTTGCCCCCCAAGGAGATGCTTGCCGAGGCCATGGGGGCGCTCAGTTTGCTGGACAGTGCCAAGTATGGTCGTCGTCGGAATGTGATTAACACCCGCTACGACAACCGTAACAACGACTCTCAATATGGCCTCTAAGTCTCCGAAGAAGAAACCCGGCAAGCCTGTCATCAAGGCGCCGAAGAAGCCGGCCCTCGCGGGCGGCGCCGTGCCTAAGCAGCAGGCCTACACCGAGAGCGGTTCGTCCTATCCGCAGACTCCCCGATGGGAGAGCGTGACGCAGAGCAACGCCCGCCAGATTCTTTACATGGGAGCCAACGTGGACTCCCGCCGCGACCTACGTTCCCGCGATCGGAACGTGATGGTCAAGAAGTGCCGGTACGCCGAACGCAACTACGGGCTGTATAACCAAATCTTGAACGACATGGTCTTGTACACTTCGGGGGATGGTATCCGCCCGCAGTCCCACGCAAGCACCCCTGAGGCCGCCAGGACTTACGAAGAATACTTTGCCGAACACTCCAAGCGTATCGACGTAACGAACCGATTCTCTTTTGCCCAGTGCCAGGGGATGCTCGTCCGTGCGCTCATCCGTGACGGCGAGTGCTTTGCGGCCAAGGTTCGCAACGCTCGCGGCGAGGCAAAAATCCAAATCATCGAAACGCACCGCGTGGGCGATCCTGCCGACCGAGACATCCCTGACCGTACTTGGGACGGCGTGCAGTTCGGCGACTTCGCCGAGATCGTCGGCTATTGGGTCTACCGCTCAGACGGCTCCAGCCGCTTCATGCCGGCGAATACGATGATGCACATCGTGGACCTGACGTCCTCCAGCGCCGCCCGCGGTACCCCCCTGCTTCAACATTCGGTCAATAGTCTGCAGGATCTCGACGAAATCCTCGAAGCCGAGAAGCGCGCGGTCAAGGACCAGTCGGAGGTCACGCGCGTCCTCAACCGTGCCGGGGGCTTCATTGATGATAACATGGCTGCCGAACTCGGCGGCGGCGACCGATGCTACTCCGGCATGGTCGAGCAGGCCGGTGGCAAGCTCATCGTTTTGGAGCCCAATGAAAAACTTGAGCATCAGGAGTCCAAGCGACCCTCTCAAACTTTTAACGGATTCGTGACCGAGCTCCAGCGGGACATCGCCTTCGGCTCCTTGCCTTTCGAGTTCGTCGCCAATCCTCAAGCCCTGGGCGGAGCCTCTATTAGACTAGTGACCGCGAAGGCCGCACGGGTTTTCGGGAAATATCAGACCGTAATCATCGACACCTTCTGTCAGCCGACATGGGATTATATCATCGCCGACGGTATCGCGTCCGGCGCTATCCCCGACGACCCGAAGTGGTACGCCGCTTCTTGGACCACGCCTAAGAGCGTGACCGTGGACGGTGGCCGAGATGCCGCAAACGATCGTGCGGACGTCGAGCTCGGGCTCCTATCGATGAGCGAGCTCTACGCCCAGCGCGGCCTCGACTTCAAACAGGAGCTCTCCAAGCGCGCCGACGATATGAACTTCGTCATCGGCCTAGCCAAGGATAAGGGCCTTCCCGTGTGGATGCTCTACAAGCCAGGCTTCAACTGGCTCCAACAGGGACAGGCCAACAGCCAACTCCCCACGGACGTGGCCGACAACCTCGACCTGCCTCCTCCCCCCGAACCCTCTACCCCCTAACACCCGTGCGTTTTCTTTCCCAGGGCCTCCGCGGCCTAGAGCCTCTCCTCATCAATCCCGTCCGGGCGAAGGACTACGTCGAAGCGTCCAAGGCCGCCGGCCTCGGCGACATGATCGCGCAGCTCTTCGGCGAATCGCCCAAGCCCTACGTCGTCGGCAACGTGGCAGTCGTCCCTCTGTCGGGACCAATCTCAAAGGGTGTCTCGCCTATCGAGCGCATGATGGGAGCGGCCGACGTGGACGTGGTCTCTGGCTGGCTCGATGAAGCCGCCGAGAACCCCGCCGTCGAGAAGGTGCTTCTCTTCGTCAACTCCCCGGGCGGCACGGTCACCGGCATCGAGGAACTTGCGGCCAAGGTCGCCAACTTCCCCAAGCCGACCCGCGCCTTCGCGGATAACATGGCCGCCTCCGCCGGCTACTGGGTCGCCAGTCAGGCAGACGAGTTCGTCGTCACGCCCTCCTCCCAGATCGGCAGCATCGGCGTCTACATGGTGGTCCCGAATCTCGAAGAATACTACGCCGCCCAGGGCATCAAGTTTGAGGTAATCGCCGCAGGCATCCACAAGGCCGCCGGCGCCGAAGGCCTCGCCCTGACCGACGACCAGCGCGCCTATCTCCAGGCCTCCGTCGAATCGACCCGCGATGAGTTCCGGGCCGCCGTCCGCAACAAGCGCCTCTATGTGCAGGACGCTGACATGGAAGGTCAGGTGTTCACGGGCAAGGAAGCCGCCGCCAAGGGTCTGGCCACGGGCATCGTGCAGAACCTCCGGGAAGCCCTGGCTACTTTCTGACCCCTGACAGTTGCCCACCTCCGCAATCTTTAGAACCATGACTATCGAAGAAAAACTCGTCGCCGCCGAAGCCCTTGTCGCTTCCGCCTCTGCCGAACGTGACGACCTCCGCGCCACCGTGGAGAAGTTGACCGTCGGCGCTTCCTCGGAAGTCGAAGCCCTCAAGGTCGAAGCCTCGGTCAAGGACTCCAAGCTCGTCGAGCTGGAAGGCCTCCTCGCCGTCTCCGCCAAGCAGGTCGAAGAACTGACCGCCAAGGTCGCCGAACTCTCGGCCGTCCAGATCAGCGCCTCCGCCGAAGCCGCGGCAATCGTGGCCAAGGTCGGCGTCGCCGCCGTGGACCTTCCCCAGGGCGACAGCCCGGTCCGTGCTACGGACAAGGAAATCGCCGAGCAGTACGCCGCGATGCCTTTCGGCAATGAGCGAACCGCGTTCCTCAAGAAGAACCGCGCCGCCATCTTCTCGGCTTCCAAGTAACCCTTTCCCCTCAATCCCAACTCTCTCCTAAACTAATATGTCCAACACCATTGCTGCCCAGCTGATCGTCGATACTCTCGCCGCCCAGTCCCAGACCATCCTCGCGAACCGCCTCGCCGCGCTCCGCAACTTCTCGACCGACTTCTCCACGGACGTCAAGAAGCCGAACGACACCATCCAGGTCGCCATCGCCTCCGCGACGGCCGCCACTCAGGTGAACCCCTCCTCCTTCAACGTCATCGGCGGCACGACCCTCTCGGCCACCGCGGTCGCCCTCGACCACGTTTATCAGCCCTTCGGTCTCGGCTACGCTGACATCCAGAACTCCATCCGCCTTGAGCGCCTGGTGAAGATCAACCTCGACGCCCTCGCCGACAAGATCTGGGCCCTCGCTACCGCCCCCATCACCGTCGCCAACTTCGGCGCCGCTGCCGTGACCGCTGCCGACAGCGCCGTCACCCCGGGCTCCGCGCAGCTCAAGGCCCTCTGGGCCGGTGTCAGCAAGGCCGGCCGCAAGGCCCTGATCGTGAACCCTGGCATCTACAGCCAGCTCATCCCGACCAGCACGACCTCCCTGCCCCTGTCCGAAGGTGCTTACGGTTTCGACGGTGGCGTCTTCTACGCTTCCCAGTTCCCGTCCGAGGCCAAATTGGCCGGCTTCGCCTGTGCGCCTGAGGCCGTGGCTCTCGCGGCCGCCGCCCCTTCCCTCGACCACGTCCGCGACGGTATGCTCGTCTCGGAAGTCGTCGCCCTCGAAGGCCTCGGCATGAGCATCTACTACAACGTGTGGGCTGACAAGAGCACCCGCAACCTGGTCGCCTCGGCTGAACTCATGTTCGGCGCGAACAAGGCGGTCACGGCCGGCACGATCGCCGCGGTCTACAACCCGTAATCGCCGGGGCTTAAAGCCCCACGATGAAAGGCCTCCAGAAATGGGGGCTTTTTTTTTGCCCGAGTCCGCAGATGTATGAGCCTGTACGGTCAAGAGTTTCTGAACGATGCGAAGGAAATCACCTACGACCTAGGGATTCCCTGCGCCACGGCCGGCTCGACGGTCACCTTCTCGGCCCTTATCTCGGAACCCGCCTACACCACCGTCCTTGAAGCGGGGGGGTATTGTGAGCGGACCCAGTACACCGTCCGCCTACCCGCCGCAACGGCCTCCTGGACGAAGCCAGACGGGTCTATTGGGGCTTCGGCGGCGGTCATCTCGGCAGGCGTTCCCATCGCCGCCCTAGGCATCGGCAAGAAACTGACGGTCGGGGGCAAGGTCGTCCGCATCACCAGCCAGACTTACAAGACCCTTTCGGCTTGGATCACCCTCGTGGTCATCGACGACAACCAATGATCGCTGAAGGCAGCATCATTCCCAAGAGCCGGGAGGAGTTCATGGCCGCCATCAATCGTTTCGTAATGGGTACGAATGACGGACTGATAGATGTCTTCCTGGAGCAGGCCGCCCTGATGTGCCGCGACAGTATGATCTTCACCCCTCCGATTGTTAAGGCCGGAGGCGACGGCATGAGCGACGAAGCCCGCATGGTGGGCAATGCCGCCATCAAGGGCGACGTGCATTCGGTCGTAGTCGGCCAGCGCTCAGGCTCGGTCAATGGACGCCGCGGCCGCCTCTTCCGCAAACTCGGTTCGGCTGCCTTCATGAACAACCCGTCCAAGTTCTGGAAACTGGCCGGGGAGAATACGGACGTCTTCGCCGGCAACGCCCTTTACGCCCGGATGTTCGACAACGGATTCGGGACTGTCCGCTCCTTCCGCAAACTGAAGAACTACTTTAACCGCATCGGCCAAGAGGAGGCAGGGAATACTTTCAACCGCTCCGTGATCGAAACCGTGTCGGGTGTTAGGGATGTCCATCAAGCTGCGCTCAAAAAGTTCGGCGGCCGAATCAAGAAGAACGGCGGCCCAGGGATTGAGTTCTGGCAGCGCATGGAAGCCAAGGACGGAGTCCTCAAGGAATACATCAAGCAGCGCCAGAAGTCTGTCGGCCGCATCAAGGCAGGCTGGGTCGATACCCTGGCTAAACTCCCCAAGCCAAAAGGCCTTAGCGGACCCAAGTCCCGAGCCAATGCAGGCCGCTCCCAGATTCCCCTCTGGATCAAGAGGCATAGCAACTCGGACGGCATCGTTGCCATGTCTAAACGCACAGTGGGCACGCTCATCTTTGACCTTACAATCGGGAATCAAAAGGGAGATACGGATGGCATTGCAACCGGCGCCGACGTGAAGAACCTTGTCTACGGCAACCGCGTTAAACAGATGCCTGCTATGATGGAAATCATGCTCAGGCATCACACACAAAACTTTAACAAAAAACACGGAATCAAATAACCATGCCCGGAACCTTCTCAGCCCGCCACATCGTCGAGGCCGTCCTCGATACCTTCCTCACCGCCGAGACAGGCCTTGCTGGCGTGGCCGTCTACACTGGCGACAACGCTGAGATCAACGTCCTCCCCAAGTGCGTGGTCCTTTGCGACTCCGCCCGTACGCCGCCCGAACTGCCCGAGGGCGCTGGCAACTACTACTGCTCGGTCCGCGTCACGATCTTCTCCAACGCCGACGACAACACCCTGACCCAGCACCGCGACCGATGCGCTGCCATCGCCGGGTCAATGTCCAACGTCTCTGGAATCAAGGCCGCCTTCGTTACCGATGGCTCTGCCCTATGCTATGACGTCATCCCCGACTCCGAAGATGAAGGCCGGGACGAGCGCTCCTGGGCGACCGTCCTCAGCTACACCGTCCCGGTGGTCGTGAACCCGACCCCCTAAGGGTTGCCCGTTCCCGCAGTTTCAAAGACTATGGCTGCTATCCTCAACGGCACTTCCTGCATTTACGGCATCGGCACTGGGACCGTGGCGAATCTATTCGTCCAGTCCTTCTCTGTCTCCTCTGGCTTCAACAACGAAGACACTGTGCAGAACGAGGCCGGCATCACCGTCACCCATCGGCTCGACGATCGCAAGACGACCCTGAGCATCGACGGCATCGTGAAGACCTCGACCGTCCCTACCCTTGGCGCGACCCTCACCTTCACGACCAACACCCTTTCGGCCTATCCTGCTGGCACCGCTTCGGCGAGCTTCGTGGGAATCGTGACCAAGGTCGACGAGAAGTCGCAGAACAAAGGTTTCTGCAGCGTCTCCGTCGAAGCCGTCGATTACGAAGGTATCACCTACGCGTAATTGACACCGCCCCGAGAGGGGTAGACTCAAGGCGTGGACGGAAGATTCCTACGCGCCTGGACAGACCCGGCGGCCAAGGTGCAAATCCTTGGTCGTTCCGTTTATCCGTTTTGCCTCAAGTACCGCGTGCGGCTTATGGCCATCGAGTCTCCGCTGCTTACGGGCAAGACGGAGCCGACCGCCCTGGACCTATTAGCCGCGGTCAAGATATGCGCCGAGGAGCCGCTTGGCGACCTGGAGCCGGCCGAGGTCCGCATGGTCGAGCACCTCAACAAACACCCGGGCAAGTTCGCAACCGAGATTGAGCGCTTCGGGGAATACTGCATGGTCGGCTGCTGGCCTAGGTTCTGGGACACCCCTGAAAAGAAGAAGGGGACGGCCGACGACATCGGCATCCCTTGGCCGTTAGGCGTGATCGCGGCGCTCATCAAGAACGGCATCGACGAGAAGAGGGCTTGGGAAATGCCTGAGTGTCAGGCCATCTGGATGAACGCGGCTTGGTCTGCG